CAGATACAAACCCAGTTATAGCAGGCTGAGCACCTTGGGTCAGCCATATCAGCTTGGATTGCAAGCCATTTTGTTTTAGCTTGTATAGATAGTTTGTCCCATATTTGGGGATCAGTAATGTTAGGCAATTTTGTGTCCTCTCTAAAGCCTGTTATACAGACCTTACAAGGGTAGTCTGACAATTCCTAGATTTGGGGGACTTTGAGCGCGTTTTCTAGCGTGTCCACACGCTTATTGAGGGTTTCAACTTTGCGTTCCACCCTTAAAACACCTGAAGCAATATCTGACAACGATTTTCCGCCATTAGTTGAGGGCTGAATCTGATGGGTACGCAAATCAATATAGTTCTGTATCGGATTAACAACCACATATTTTACAATTACAAAAACAACTGCGCCGATAGCTGAAAGAGCGCCAGCGACCTGACCTGCCATAATTATTGCGTCAGTCATCAGTATCCCTTATCGGTAGTGTTACCAGCCATATTAACAGCCCACCTACAATGAGCACTCCTGTTATCTTTTTTGCTGAGCCGTCCAAAGTGAAATAAGCAATAAGCAAACCCACATAAGTCCAAGTATCACCTGTGATAGCAACAGCATATTTTCTAATCCAATTCATCATTTGTTTCTAGTCCTCTTTGGTTGATTTCTTTTACTGGAAGCTTGAACGGATGCAGCAGAAGCCATAGAAGCAATCTGGGTGACAACTATTGCGCCAACCACAACAGACTGTGATTCCTCGCGTTGCTCTTGAGTCATATCTGATCCAACATTTAATATTGCTTCCGTTGCAGCAAAAACTTCAGCAATTCCAGGTATATCTGCAAGCGCAGTTGGTAACTCTAATTCTATTGTATTTTCTGCAATGTATTCTAAATCAATTTGTTGCTGTATTTGTTCTTGGATTTCCTCTACACTTAACTCAGGTTCAATGACAGGAGTTTCTAATGTTTCTTGTTCAACTATTTGCTCAACTATCTCTGGTTCTAGCTCTAATGTCGGTGTCGGCTCTGGCGTTGGTAATGTCTCTGGAATTACCTGAACAGAAGTCGCTTCGTCATCTGAGTTATCTGCTACTGGTTCTTGGGTTGGTAATGGCGTTGGTTCTAATATTTCAGATGGTGTAGGTGTTGGGGTAGGTGTTGTTGAAACAAGGTTAGTTGTTAAAAGGTAAGACCCAACAGGGCGACCACCGAAAGCCACAAAGTTCCAAGACGTTGCACGAATAAAATATTCCCCAGCAGTCAAGGGCACATTTATTATTGATGCTAAAACATTTGTTGCAGAATGAAAACTGTCATCATCAACAGCGATACGAGTCGTGTTCTGCCAAACCTCAACCCAAGAATCAATCCAAGTACCACTATTAGATAAACCATTTGTTGTTGTGATAGTTGCATCAACAGGTTCAAGCACAGTTACAGGAATGTCAACTGAAGTTATTTGTTGATCCAAGTTGATTGTTATATCGTCAGCTAAAGCTGGGGACATAACAAAACCCAGTAGGAGTAAGGAAAGAGTTAAGCGCAGTTTGGTGCGCCTATTCATTTATGCTTCGATAACCGCTTTCGGGTCTTGTGCTTTAGAGGTACTCCAACGAGCACCGTCACGAACCTCAAAGTGTAAGTGTGGGCCTGATGAGTTACCTGTGTTACCTGATTCGCCTATGTGTTGACCAGCGGTAACTGTGTCACCGATTTTGACTAAGAGTTTTGAAAGATGCGCATACATTACCCAAATATCTTTGTCATCAAGTTTAGATTTAATAACCAGTTGTTGACCGTATGCTTTGCCCCAGTTTGACGGTGTGACAACACCTGCAACGGCAGCCAAAACATCAGTACCAGTAGGGACAGAGAAATCAACACCTGTGTGACCGTTTTTCCACATCTTGCCTGGTTTACCAAATGGTGTTGTGATTTTGCCATCTTTGATTGGTAACAATTACTTGCCACCCTCACCTTTTTTGTTGGCGCGTTTGAATACGGCATCTACTTCGTCTGAAGTTAATTGACCATCATCAAGAAACGCTTTTGCAAGGTCTGTTAGCACTTTGCTAACACCTAGCGCACCAGCGATAAGAGCTGATTGGACTGGTTCAACATTAGCAAAAGCACCAGCACCGATAGCAGGTAAAGCCATTGTCATAAATAAAGCTACGGATCGTAAAACTACGTCTTTGATTATTGTTAGGTTCATTTGATTAGTGCTCCTATTTCGTCATCTGTTAAACCGAGTGCTTTCAGTTTTGCTTTACCTGAAACCTTTTTGGCTTCAACGGCTGCTGCTGCTGTTTCCTCGGCTGCTTTTTGTGCAGCGTAAGTTTCTGCGTCTGCCTGCATTTGTGCCACTTCGGCATCTGTTAGTTCTATTGTCTCGGTGATGCCTGTTGAGCAATCGACTACGAGTTTGGTTGGGTTTGTCATTTGTTTTCCTTTTCTTTTAACTAGATTTTATACCATAAAGAGTTGCTGTGGAATACTCAACAAAGTTAGTTGCGTCAGCAATTACAAAGGTTATGCTCGTAATTGCAGCAGTATTAGACCATAAACCACTACTCATTGAAAGATAATTTGTGTTTCCAGATGACAAATTTGTTTCAGAAGTATTATCAGCAGCAAAAGACTTATAATTACTTGAAGCGTAATTTGGTAAATATATTTCATCATTACTAAAAACGCTTGCTGTGTTAGTTGCTGCTGGTATTCTCCAAATATCAAAATAACTTGTGCTTGAGGTTGTGCTATCCGTAGTTGTATTGTCGTAACCTCTGACTGTTCGACCAGAGTAATTTGTTGATATTCCATTAAAAGTAACTCTTACTGTTCCTCTAACGGCAGCAGCAGCACCTCTTAATGATGTTACTAATTTTAAGTCTGTATATGTTTGAGGAATAGAAGTAAAAGCGATACTTGCAGCGCCACCTGAGCCAACAGTAACAGTTGAAATTTTTACAAAAGTATTAGCCATTATGCTGCCTTTATTCCGTAGAGAGTAAAAGTTGAACCAATAGAAAAAACACCAGCACTAGGAATTTTCAAATCAATTAAAGTAATTGCAGCAGTATTGCGCCACACTCCAGCAACTAAATCAACACCAGTACTAGCATTGTTTGCTCTACTTAAAATAGTTTTATAAGTTGTAGTATTAGAATAGTTCATTAAATGAACAATATTATTATAATTAAAATTACTGGCATCGTGACCAGCATCCCCACCAAGATAAATAAAAAGAGGATTTATTTGTCTGCCCGATGTAGCAGCAGAACCAGAACCTGCTAAATATGTTCTTGAATAATTAGCACCAGTATCAGAGTTTACAGTTAAAAATGGATAATTTAAGGTTGTGCTTTTAGAATTAAAAACAAGAACTAAATCTGTGTATGTTTGTGGAATAGATGAAAAAGTTACTGTTGTTGGCGCTGTACCGAGTGTTTGTGTGGAAATCGGTTCGTATGTTTTAGCCATTTATGCTTTCACCCCATACAAAGCAAAAATAGAATTAGTGTTCAAAGTTCCTGAAAAAGCAGTTACAACAATAGAAGTAATTGCAGCAGTTGAACGCCAATTAAAAGAATTTAAACTTACGTAACCAGTTGGACCATTCATATCAAAAACCTCTAAACCTTTAACTGTTTTATATTTATTAGTATTTGCGTAATCTAAAATGTCCATTATGTTTGCGCTTGGTGAAGTAGTATTACCTGTAAACTCAATATAGCCTGAGTCTTGAGTTGTACCAGAAACAGACGCAACAATTGCTCCGTTACCATAAAGGTAATGATAAGAATAATTTGTTGCCGTATCACCATTAAATTGCATTTTTGCTGAATTACCAGCAGCAACAGAACCAAGAATGCTGCACCTTAATTGCAAATGTAAATAGGTTTGTGGAATAGAACTGAAAGTTACTGTTGATTGATTAGAACTAAGAGTGGTTGTGGCAATAGATTCAAAATTGCCAGGAAGTGCTACACCCGCACCTAAACCATAGGCGCGTGCTGAAGCACCAGCAAAAGAACCAACAAGAGGCATCTAACGATCCTTTATTTAAACTGGGTTTGCGAAGCCAAAACAGTAAACGCAGAACCAGCAGTCTTAATAACAGTAAACGAATAAGAATCAATAGAAGAAGCATTACCAGCAGTCGGGGCAGCTCCACCTTGGTGCTTAACAGACACACCAGCAGTACCACCATCAACCTGAAAAGCTGTCGGATAATAAGCAACTGTGCCATTAGTGTTCAAAAATACTGAAGTAACAGACTCACCTGTTTGCAAAGCATTATTCATTGTTAAAGAAGCGTTGCCTCTTAAATTGATTGTGAAGTTAGCTGAAGCATTAGCGGTGTAGTAAGTAACAGAATCGGTTGCAGAGTTAATTGATACTGTGCCTGTGGCTGTTGAAGCCGAAACGTTAATTAGTTCTTGCGGGGCAATGAGGGTTGGTCGAGCACCAGGGGCATTAACATAAGCTGTGCCGTTGTAGTAAGAAAGTTGATCGGTGTCTGACAAAAATGTCATATAGCCCTCGGCAGGGGAAGTTATAGCAGAAGCGCGGGCAGCAGTACCAGCAAAGAGCATAATGCTTTGTTGCATCAAAAATGTGTCAACCTGTGTTGCGGTAAGAACATCACCAGCAACAAAATCCTTAAAACCTGCACCAGCCATTAAATTACTCCTCTATCTTGTAGTTATTCTAATTGCCTAAACGCCCTGTGTCGAGCAGACCAAACACAGCATCATCTAACACAAATTCTGCGAACTCAAGTGTTCTGAAACGGAAAGTTATTTCGTGAACAAAAATACCTACCCTGTGGTCAATCCCAGTTATCTGACCGTATTTGACAATCTGTGCACCAATATTGTTTGGGGTGAACTTTATTAGCACCTGATCCGTTAACTCCAAAGCCAGCAAAGAGTCTTGTTGCAATGTAGAAAGTTCAGACATTTGGATAGTCATAGAATCAAACCTGTATTCAGGTTCAGAGTATGTGCCAAGAAGCGCATCAGCTAAAGCTAAAGAATCGGCATCAGAGTTAAAAAGCAACCCATCCATATTGAGTGATGAAATGCCGTAAGAGTTTTGTGAATCAGTATCCTCAGCAGTTTGAGGTGAACCACCAGCACGAGTGATAACAACACGGTTATACAAAAGTTCTGAACCGTAAACCACAGCAACATTACTAAAAGGAATACCTGTACCATCATCAGTTAAAGTAACCAACCCAACAGAACTAGGGCCAGTCAAAGTATCCTGAAAAGTCATCCGACCAGTTTTGTCAATAAACAAATTACCTGACTCAGTTGTTTCAACAACCTGCAAATAAGTTAAAGCCCCAACACCCTCATCAACAACATCACCTTGCAAGTTAATTGTTCCTGTATCAATGTTTCTGTTTGTTGCATCCCAATCAACTTCAGGTCTATCCAACACAGCGTTAATGCGTGCACCAGTCAGTTGAGGGATTGCGGTGTGGGCTGCCAAAGTTTGTTGAGCAAACAAAGTAAAACCATCCGAGGCGACAGCAGCAGCAGTATTATCACCACCAGGGTTGTAGTTAAGATTCCAATCATCAATCAGACCAAAGAACACAGCTGAACCGTTAGACTTAACACGGATTTCACGGTGAGGAACAATCTGCCCAGCGTAAGGACTTGAAGCGTTCAACGGATCAAACACTCTTGTCGTGTTATCAAACAAAACTTCTAAACCACCAGCATTATATTTATCTAGTTCACGTGAACGACCACGATTAGAGTTAATGCTCACAACATAACTTGTCACATCATAAAATAATGTTCCACCCAAGGTATAACTTGTGTTATCCAAAAGACCTTGAACAGGGTCATCAAGTGTAAAGAACGGCCCACCAGCAGAACTTAAATCAAAACCAATCTCAACCGTTTTAGTTGGTAAACCCATTTACGCTCTCGCAAAT